TTGTAGCCTCCCTTCACTTTAACAGGTTTACCCTCTAACACCAAACGATCTCTGCTAGTTAGAATCATTCTCGCCTCCTTTGCTAAATATCATATCGTACTCTGTACTCTCTGCAATAAACTGAACGATGACTGCTGGGTGTACTTTGTAGAAGTTAGCGGCCTCCTTCAGTGAAAAAACACCATTACTAATATCCGCAGCAGCTTTAAACACTGCTTGCACTTCAGGGTTCATTGTGCCCTTCAACATGTATTCTCTAAACATCTGTTTGCCTCTTGGTTAAATTTATGCTATACTCTGGACTATATAGTAACAAAACAGCCCTCCTATAGCAATAACTGCTAGTAGTTCTACTTTAAAGAATACTTCAGCTCCTCTAAAGTGTCTTGTAGCGCTTCAATATCTTCAGGGTATGGAGTCCACTTAGGGCTTTTCAGTTTCTCTATAGTGTCTGCTGTCTCTGTTAAGTCTCTCAGGGCGCTAAAGAATCTCTCCCGAAGCTCCCAGTCTTCTAGCTCTACTAAGTGTTCGTCACCGTGTAACAGGTCATTAGGGCCAGTGAATACGTTCATATCAGTTCTCTCTGTTGGTTAAATATCTGCAATCCCAGCTCAGGGTGAACACAGTTGCGTAGTATCTGAGCAGGGCAATGGTTGCCTTTGTAGTAGATGTTCTCCTCATAGTGTATACCTAGCCAATCCATTAGAGCCTGCTTACCTGCCAGATTAGCTAAATTAATAAAATTCTCGGGCCTCTTAACATCTACAGCATTAAACTCATAGTTAGACCAGAAACAATGCCTGCCTACTGTCACTGTTGGCGGTACTAGAAAATCATAAAAAGGCTTAACATTCTCCACCACCCAGTTACCTTTGTAAAAATGCTGTAGAAACAGTATCTCTTGGTATAACCCCATATCAGGATAGTTTCGGTTTTTATGGCGTGTAGCTTTAGCCATTCTGGAATGGGTGGGGCATGGTGGACTAGACCAGATAAAATCAAAGTCTCTAAAATTCTTTCTCAGGTATTCGTGGGCATCGCCAGCTATAACAGTGTCGTTAGGGTGTAGGCGCTGATAGACTTCAGCTATTTTTTCGTGGTGCTCTACCGCTACTACTTCGCAGCCTTCCCATAGTTTTCTGTTGCCGCCTAGTCCAGCATATAAATTCAATACTCTCATTTTAGTTCTCCAGGTCGTTAATAATAGTCTCTCTGATGCTATCCTGCTCAGCCCTACAAACTCTATAGGGCAGGCTCTCAATCCATATAACGTAGCGCTCTATAGCTTCAGAGCGCAGTTGATCGTTCTCTATATCTGCAAAATCCATTGTCCTCTCTCTCTTGGTTAAAGTTCAGGGTATTAGAGTCTCTCTCTCTCAATAGTTCAATACTCTACAGCCCTATAGTGTGACCCAATACCAGGTTCTGGTCACGTTATAGCTCTCTCTCAAGAATGGTATCCATAGGGCTATGCCACCCTCCAGAATGATCTGCATAGGGCTATGGCCTATCCCTGTTGTAAGACGATTAAGCCTCTATTACGGGAAACAGGTTGCAGCGCTTCCTATGGCGTCCCAACTACTAGCAACCACTAGCTATACCCCTACAAGGCCATATAAAGCCGTCTAAGGCGTTTTATCGTGTTTTAGGTGCTAGGGTACTGGGTAGCATTACAGGGCCTTAAATCGCCATATATTATCTACGCGCACAAAAAAGCCCAGCCGTTACACTGGGCAAAGGTTGGACTACTACTAGGGAATTAGTTTATTAGGTTTGCTATATCGTCTTTGCATATATTGACTAGCTCGTTTTTACCGAAATAAAACCATATACCAGAGTATTCAGTAGGTTTAATTATATTTGCAGTTTTAGTCGATTTTTTAAAATAGGTATTACCATTGAGACTAAATACAGTATTGATAGGTAAGCGCTCAAATTGGGTTTGAAATTTAAATATCATTGTGTGGCCCTCTCAATAGCTGGATATTCTACACGCAGGCGCTGCCAATGGTCTGACAATGACGGCCTTCTATGATTTAAAGCGCGTCCAGTGTTTATTACTCTGCTGGCTTGCTTTACTGTTAAGCCGTAGTATTCCGCGAATCTATCGACGGTTAAAAAGTTATTGAACCAATCTAAATACAGACCTTCTATTTTTTCTCTGCTAGTCATGCTGCAACCTCCCCGCCTAACTCGTAAAACTGCTGTAATGCCACGTTTTGAATTGTAACCTCTGCCAATATGCTGGCATGATGGGCGAACGAGTCGAACCTGTAGCTGTTATCGTCCAGCATTTCCTCCGCATCATCGGTGCAGCAGTTAGCGCAGAGCATGATGGCCTTATAGGTATATATGGCGTGCTCACTGCTAGCAGCAGCTTGGTCTATTAGCTCGTAATGGTCGCCTCCGTGCTGTTTAACTTCCTCAATGGCTTCCTCTGCAATGCTTCGGGCCAGTTGCTGTAACTCGTAATCGTTTTTTATGTAGTCCATCTTATACGCTCCAGATTGAATTAATGAAGGCAATAAATCCGCCAAGTGTTGTAGTAACAACTAGAGTCACTACAAAATAATAGACCCTGTCTAGTCGTTTTAGTTCACGCGCCAGCATTTTACTAGCTAAATACTGATGAGCTCTGTTTATTTCTATTTGTCGTTGGTTATCCATTGTTGTAGCCTCTGTCTGTTTGTTGTCTTGATGGGTTCAGTATACAGCGCTGGACTACAGAGTCAACACAAAAGCAAACAGTTAATAGAACAATTAGTTATAACTATATAACCCAATAGCATAACTGTATTGCTGCCATAGTATAAGGAGCGGGCGCGCGCGAATACTACAGAGAGACTAGGGAGTCAAACATTAACGTGACCAGACCAGGCTATCGAGTCATAACAATAAACCTACAAAGCATTGACGGGGTGGCTAGACAGTGTTAGTAGTCCTGAGCAGTACCTACTAGCACACTCTCTCTCACCTGTACAGAATCTATAGTGACTAATCAGCCTCTGCTGGTCACACTCCAGGCTTTACAGACTAAGGTGGGCATGCTAGAGAGGACGGGGGAGGGCTGCGTAGCTGCGGAGATTGTTACTGTACCCGCCTAGATACAAAATAGGGCTAAATTAGACTAAAAAGCAGCCTAGTTATAACATATAGCTATAAAGGCTAAGTTGTTGATAGCAAAGGGCTATGGCGGCGACTGCGGAGACGCTGTTATGGCTGAGAATCCGCCTGTTAAGGAACAGGGAAGTGTTACCAAAAGTAACATAACAACCACTAGAGAACATTAACAGTAAATAACCTATAAAATAGCTTGACATTTGTTAAAAAATATGCTATAATAACTATATAGATTGAAAAGCATTGCTTTAATGTCGCTTTAGTGCCCTATAGGAGGTCTGAAAGGTTAACTACTAGTAGTTGTCCTATAGGTATCCCTAAAGGGTTAGAAAGCAACTCTGTTCAGTCTCTATAGACTAGAATCTCTAAAGAGGCAATTCAGTGGCAAAGATAGGAAGACCTAAGAAGGCAGATGTTAAGGCTGTTACTAAAGGCAGTCGTAGAGGCGTAGGAAGACCTAAAGGTGACGCTTCCATCATCAATGACTACAAAGCAAGGATGTTAGCATCGCCTAAGAGTAGGAAGGTGTTAGACAGTATCCTCAATGCCGCGTTAGATGATGACCACAAGAATCAAGCAGCAGCATGGAAGCTCTGCATGGACAGGTTGTTGCCTGTTAGTTATTTTGAGAAGGATAAGGCCAGCGGAGGCAAGAGTGCCATCAACATCTCCATTACAGGTGTTGGCGGTGAGACTACAGTGATCTCTGGCGGCGAAGAACCCATTGAAGGGGACTATACAGATGTATGATATAAATCAAGACTTAGATTATTTTACTAGGGAAGAGTTTGCTTGTCAGTACACTGGCGAGAATGAGATTAGTGACAGGCTGTTGCTGAAGTTAGATTTGTTACGTGCTAGATGTGGTTTCCCCTTCGTTATTACTAGTGGCTTCAGAAGTGAAGACCACCCCATAGAAGCTAAAAAGGAGACACCAGGAACCCATGCCCAAGGCATTGCAGCGGACATTAAAGTTACAGACGGTATACAGCGGTTTAAGATTGTTGAGGAGGCTATCAAGATGGGCTTTTCAGGAATTGGAGTTGCTAGTCAGTTTGTGCATGTTGACATCCGCCACCTTGACGGTAATGAGTCTCCTGTAATGTGGACGTACTAGCTTGACTGATTTAGCAGTTGAGCTGTTACCTTGGCAGCAAGAAGTCTGGGAAGACACTACACGCTTTAAAGTAGTAGCTGCGGGTAGACGTACAGGTAAGAGTAGGTTAGCTGCTTGGCGGTTGATCATCAGTGCTTTGTCTGAGAAGAAAGGTCAGGTGTTCTACGTTGCCCCTACACAGGGTCAGGCTAGAGACATTATGTGGCAGCTGCTGCTGGAGCTAGGGCACAACGTTATAGCGTCAGCACACGTTAACAACCTACAGATTAAGCTAGTCAATGGCTGCACCATCTCTCTGAAGGGTGCTGATAGACCTGAGACTATGCGTGGTGTTAGTCTGAAGTTCCTGTGTATGGACGAATACGCAGACATGAAGCCAGAGGTGTGGGAGCAAATCCTTCGCCCTGCTCTAGCGGATCAGAAGGGTGAGGCGCTGTTCATTGGTACGCCTATGGGACGCAACCACTTCTATGACCTATACACTTACGCTAGTGTGTCGGAAGACCCTACGTTCAAGGGTTACCACTTTACTAGCTACGATAACCCACTGCTAGACCCTGAAGAGATTGAAGCAGCTAAAGGCTCTATGTCAGCCTTCTCATTCCGTCAGGAGTTTATGGCATCCTTTGAGGCACACGGCAGTGAGCTGTTTAAAGAAGAAGATGTTAGATTTAGCGAGGAAGAACCTACTGATGGTGATTATTACATTGCTGTCGATTTGGCAGGATTTGCAGATGTACAGAAAGTCACGACTAAAACCAAACGACTTGACCAGACGGCAATTGCTGTGGTTAAAGCGGGCGTCGAAGGCTGGTGGGTTGCTAATATCGTACATGGCCGTTGGGGCGTCGAAGAGACTGCACGACGAATCTTTGAAGCAGTCAGAGACTACCAACCAGTCGCAGTAGGTATTGAGAAGGGTGCGTTAAAGAACGCTGTTTATCCTTACCTGAACGATATAATGAAGAAGAACCAACGCTTCTTTAGGATTGAAGAGCTAACACACGGCAATAAGAAGAAGACAGACAGGATCGTGTGGGCGCTACAAGGCCGTTTAGAACACGGCAACTTAGTATTAAACAAAGGCAAGTGGAATGCTCAGTTCCTAGACGAGTTGTTCCAGTTCCCTAACCAATTAGTCCACGATGACTTGATAGATGCTCTTGCATATATAGACCAGTTAGCTAAGGTCTCTTATGCTTTTGACTACGAGGAAGAGGACTACGAATTCCTAGACAAATACGCAGGCTACTAATTATGGAACTAGAAGGTAACGACAACTTTGCTACAGAGCAGTACCTAGAAGACTGGGTAATTGATAAGTGTGATGACTGGCGTGACCACTTTGAAGCCAACTACTCACAGAAGTTTGAAGAATACTACCGCCTGTGGCGTGGTCAGTGGTCTGCACAAGACCGTACACGCGACACAGAACGCTCTAAGATTATCTCTCCTGCGCTACAGCAGGCTGTTGAATCTTCAGTAGCAGAGCTAGAAGAAGCTACCTTTGGTCGTGGCAAGTGGTTTGACATTGAAGATGATGTCTACGATCAAGACAACAGAGACATTGCTTTGCTGCGTAACGCGCTAGAGCAAGACTTTAAAAAGAACAAGGTACGTAAGGGTGTGGCAGAGTGTCTGATTAACGCTGCTGTGTTCGGTACAGGCATTGCTGAGATTGTTCTTGAAGAAGAAAAAGAGATGAAGCCTGCTACACAGCCTGTGATGGGCGGTGAGCTTACAGCGGTAGGTGTTAACATACAGGATCGTA